ATCCCCGATGAAGAGGAAGCGCCCGGTGCCGTTGGCCGAGGTAATCGCGTCGAGTGAGACGCCGAACATGCCCGAGATCAGGTCGGCGGTCGCGGCTTGTTGCATCGTGTCGAAAAGACCCGTGCTCGCGTTGACCGTCGTTTCCTTCACCGCCAGCACGTCTCCCACGGCGGTCGTGACAGCCGAGATCATCGGCTGAACGCCGTCCTCCAGTCGAAGGCCGAGCCCGCTGGGGTGAGCAATCTTGAGAAGACTTCCCATGACTGTTTCCTCCTAGTAGGCCGCGTAGACTTGGGTCTGCGTGAGCCGCTGCGCCGGGAACGCCGTCGCAACGGTGCCGGGCGTGATGATCGCGCTGAACGACCGCGCACGGCAGATGTTGTTGAAGTACACGTTGATCCAGACCGTCTTGCTGAAGGGCTGGTTGAACGGCGACATCGGAGGCTTCCGCACGAAGTACTTGTCCGCGTGGAAGACCGTCTTCATGTACGCCGCGTTCACGAGGTAGTAGCGCGGCCCGCGACCGGGTGCGTTCGTGTTGCCTTCCGTCACGAGGCTCGTGGAGCTAGCGCCCTTGTAGAGCGTCGCGCTGTCGAGCTTCGGGACGTACACCAGTTCGACTCCGGCGTAGGCCGGGCCGAGGAACGCCGCATCCGGGTTGTTGCGGTTGGTGTACCAGTCCTGCCCTTGGCGCAGGAGGTCGGTCATCACCAGCATGCCCTGCTTCGAAGTGAAGCAGACGAGCTGGTTCCAGGTGTCCGCCTCAAAGTACGCCTCTTTGGTCGCGGGCGGTCGATACCGCAGCGAAAGGTAGGCGTCATCGAAGGCGTTGATGACGTTCCGCGCTCCGCTGGTCGGGGCGGCGGAAGTCGAGTCGTATCCGATGACGTAGTTGCGCCACTTCTCCTTGCCCGCCGTCGAGGCGTTGATGCCCTCGACCGTGGTAAAGGCCGTGACGGTGCCGTCGGTGGCGTCCTGCCCGAAGCGACACAACGAGGTAGCGCCGACGCATTGCTCGTTGATGAACACCGGAACCGAGTTCGGGATCTTGCCCGTAGTCGTTTCCATCGTCGCTGAGTCCGGAATGGACCACCACGACGACTCCATGCCGTTGCAGATCGAGGTCTGCACGCGGAGTTCGAGCTTCGTCAGCAGGTTCTTGTACTGCTGGAAGCGCGCGTCGTCGGTGAACTGGGAGCCCGCATTCAGCGTCTCCTCTTCTTCGGTCCACGAGTAGGAATCCACCGCGAAACGCCACGGACCGCTCCAGCGCGTGAGCACCTGCGGCATCGTCGGGGCTTGCGGATCATTGGGCTGGTAGAAGCCGAAAGTGTTGGCCTCGTCCAGCATCAAATCGTCGCGGATCTCGCTGCCACCCTGGACCGTTTCAGACAGGGGCTTGCCCCGCATGAAATAGGCCCACGAGTAGTTTTGCAGCGCAGCCGCGTTGACGAACTTCTCAGGCCCGGTGAGAACCAGCGGGCCGGTGGCTTCCGCCCAGTCGGGGAAGCTTACGATAGCGGGCATCTAGGTTTCCTTTTGTCACCTTAGACCGTCCACGCGCTTGCGAGCCTCCTCACCGGACAGACCTTCGTGGGACATGAGCCAGTAAATCTGCTCACCCCGATCCTTGCCCTTCAGTTCTGCGACAATCGAAGCTCTGCCAGGTGCGGTCATCTGGCCGCCCAGGCGTTTGCGGTCGGTTTCCTTGGCCTTGGACTGCCGCGCAGATTCGATCTCGTCCTTGAACTCGATGAGGTAGGCGTCTTTCAACACCTCGCTCATCCGCTCCAAGGGCTCCCCGTAGGAAGCGTAGGCGTCCGGATCCTTTGCAAGACCCTCGGCCCGCCTGAGAACTCTCTCGCGGCCCTCTCTGGTACGGAGATGGGGATGTGACTCCCGCAAATCCGCGCACGCCACCTGTATCAGCCCCTCGATCCGCACCTGATTGAGAATCGCGCGCCCTTCCTCAAGGGATTGCTTGAGCGCAGCGTTCTCTTCCTGGATCGGTTTCGTGGAAGCCGACAAGGCTTCGCGCAACGCACCGGAAAGAGTCTCGTCCCCAAGGATCCCGTCCAGGGCCTTGAACGCCTTGTCGATGTCAGCCGACTTCGGAGCGGATGTCTCCGGCTCCTTGTGGGTTTCGACTTTGGCCTCGGCCTCGGGCTTGACCTTCTTGAGTTCGTGATATTCCTTCGTGATGCGATCCGTGTTCGCCTGGATCTCCGCGAGTTCGCTGCCCCATTGGCGACGATCCTCGACAGAGAGCCCTTCGATCACAGCCTTGGGAACCTTCGCACGACGCAACGCGGTCAGCGCCTTGGCGTCAGCCTCGGCGGTTGCATCCGCATCTTGGTCGGGCTCCTTTCCTTCCGGCTCCTTCTCGGATGCCGGTTTCTCCGTGCGGTCTGTCTCCGCTTCGGTGACCTTCTTCGATGGAGCGGCGGCTTCGCGCTCGACCTCTGTGTTCTTCGCTTCGCCGATGTAGCGCCCGAACTTGTCGCGCTTGCGCGCGTCCTTGGGCTGCTCGGCTTCTTCTTCGCGACGGCGATCCAGGACGGCGCTTCTGCCCGTCTCCGTCTCCCGCGCCTTCTCGGTCAGCGCGTCGAATATCTTGCGCGACTCCTCGACACGCGCAGGCTGCGCCGGTTCAGCACCGACGACGCCGTTCTTCGGCGCAACGTCGAGGACCGCTTGCTCAGGCATCTTCCTTCACCGCCAAGATCGCGCCCTCGCGGACGATGTGCAGGCGCTCGTGCCCCTGGACGACCGTTCCAAACTGCGCCCCGAAGAGAACCCGCTGGCCCTTCCTCACCATGACCGGAGAGCGTTCGCCACTGGGCAGCTTCTCCCCCGGTCCCGTGGCGAGCACCGTCCCCGTCTGCGGCATCACGCGACCGGACTCCGCGATGATGACCCCGCCCTTCGTCACCTCTTCGGGCAAGTCGTTCTGAATCAGAACCATGTCGCCGAGCGGACGGATGCCGAAGTCGTCCATGGTGGTAATGGTCGAACCGTTCGTGCCCACGAGCATCAGGGTCATGCCTTGTCCTTCCACTGGTACTTCTCGAATCCCGCGCGATGGTTGGCGCGCTTGGCGAACTCCAGCGCCTCATCGTTCGAGCGCATGACCGGAGCTCCCCTGCCGTCGTACCGCTTGGCGTCCGGGTGCCATAGAGGGAGACTAGGCATAGCGTTGTTGATGCTCGAGACGGCTAGATGTGGGGTAGATGCCACCCGTTTGTAGACCACACCGCCGCGCTCAATGCAAGAGTCGATGGGGGGCGGATGCCTGGGATCGCCCTCCTCCTCGATGATCCGCCCATCCTCGGATTGGAACTCGTAGATCATGCCTTCGCCGCTCCGATCGGCTGGGCGGACTTCGAGCGAACGCCGGTGCTGCGCGCTGGCGCGGGCGGCTTGGCAAGAGCGGGCATTGGCGAGCGCCCCACATCGCGCCCGAGCCTCGGCGGCCCTTGAGCGCCCAAGGCCGGGGCGCTGGCGGGCTGGCCTGGAGCGGCCTGCATCTGCTGGGCTTGCTGCTCCGCCGCGCCCATGTCCAGCAGGCGGGCCGCCTCGGGCCGTCCGTACGCCTCTCCCACCCAGCGGAACCAGGTCTGCCAGTCGAAGTAGGGCGTGACCGGGATGATCGGCAGCGCCGCGAGGAACTGCTGCCCAAGGGCTGCCAACTCCATCTGCTCGTGCCCGTCGTCGCGCACGCTTTCGACCTCAATCTCCAAGTCGTCGAAGGACGTTCCCGATCCCTCGGCCTCGCTCTGCTGCTTGGCCGAGTGCTGGGCGACGACCACCTTCGCGTGCTGGGAGTCCACGAGCCCGTGCTTGGCCGCGCGGCGCATGGATTCCTTGATGTCGTGCCCGCCCACGAACAGGCCCTGATCGGTCTCGAACACGGCGCTCTCGCTCTCGTTCAGGTACCAGCACACCGAGCGCACGATGCGCGACTCGAAGTCCTTGAACTTCTCCTCGACAAACGAGCCGCGAGCCTGCGCGTTGGCGTCCGCCGCGATCTCCGCCGTGGCCGTGACGCCTGCGCGCGTCTGTCCGCGCATCGCGTCCGACATGGCGAGGTTTCGATCGACCCGGCCGCGAAGCTCCAGGTTCCACTCGATCTGTTGGGGCGTGACGCCGCCGGTCTCGATCTCAATGACCTTCGACTTGTCAAGGCCCTTGACCGCGATTACGTCGCCGTCCTCGGAGTTGACGATCTTGGCCGTCTCGGCGGGCTTCAGGCCATCTACCAGAGCCACGTTCTTGCGCCGAGACGACGCGCGGTCAGCCGCGCGAACGTGTTTGTTCAGCTCCGTGATCTGGCTTTCCGCCGCCATCAACGCAGCCAGGGGTGCCGCGTGATCGGGCACCGTGTACGCTCCTCCGACGATGTACGGACCCCAGCGCGGGCCGAACCAGTCGCGCGGCTCACGGAGGAACTTGTCTGAACCTCCCTTGCTGGTCGGCAGAAGCCTCGGAATCGTGTAGATCCGCCCGTGGTAGCCTTCGTCGGAATCGCCTTCCGTCTCGGCCTCGGCGACCCACACCTCGAAGTAGCTGATCTCCTTGCGAGACGGCACGCCCTCGGCGTACTTCTTCGTGTCGCGCAGCGAGTCCAGCCCGCTATCGACGGACATCGCATCGAGCACGTCGAGGTTCCACCCGCCGTCGGGATCCGCCTCGGCATCTCTGCGCACGTCGTCCTTGTCGCGCACGACGATGTGGCCCATCAGCCGGGCCTCTTCCATCGAGAGCGCGTACTGATCCCAGAAGAAGCGGCGCGGGCTGATCCGAGCTACTTGCGGAAGCGTCAAGGGATCCTCGCGCTCCTCGAATCCAGGACGAGGCCGAAGGGAAATGAGAGCGACCGGCCACGCGAAGCACGAATCGACCACGAACTTCTCGCGCAGGCGCTTGTAGTTCGTGTCGCGGAACCAGCGGTTCACGCCGTACTGGAGCGCGGTCGGCGGGGCCTTGACGCTTCCGAGTCTCGCACGCGGCTCTCCGACAGAAAGCTGTCCGAGCTGGTGCGTGACGTAGGAGAAGTAGTAGTTCTCCGGATACGGCGCATCGACCTTGACCTTGCGGTAGGCACTCGTGTGGTAACGCTGCACCTGCTCCTGGAATTGGACGAGGTTGTCCTGTGCCCAGCGTTCCGCCGCCTTGCACTCCTCGAAGAGATTGGTCGGAGAGGTGTCGATCATCGAGCTAGTACGCGCCGCGCTTCATGCCGAGTCCGCGCGCCTTCATCTGCATCTGAACTGTCTGCTTCTTCCTGGAAGCGGTCGCCGCAGCGGGCTTGGGCGTCCGCGAGATCAGCTTCGATAGGTTCTTGTACCTCCCGCCTTGAGCAACACTCATCGCGTGCGCTCCCATGCGGGCTTCGCCACAGGCGCGGGCTTGATGCCGGGCCACTTCTCACCCGCGCGCGGAGCCTGCGGAACAGGCTTCACCGTGCGCTCTCCGGCGGGCGGGAGCTTGGGTGCGTACTGGCCGGGGTCCTTCGAGCCAGGTCGATGCGGTCTGCCATTGCCCATGGTTTCATTCCTCTAGGTCTTCGTGTCCGAACAGCTCGCCGTAGCTGCCGGGAGGGTACTTGTTTTCGGGGGCTTGCGGCGGCCCCCATTCGCGCTCGTTAGCAAACGACGCGGCATAGCGCGTCTGGTCGAAGCCGTGATCCGCGCAGGCCGGATCGGTGTGCTCGCGGTTGGGGCGGCCTTCCTCGACCATGAGGTAGACGACGCTGGGAATCTCCTCGACCGTCGAGCACGGCTGGAATCGCGCGACGAGCGCAGGGTCACGCCCCGAGCGCAGGCAGTCGGAAAGCCAGAAGATTCGCGGCTTACCGTCCGGCCCGTCGGCGAGGCGCTGGCGCACCAAGTCGATACCTGACAAGTCGCCCTGCCCAGCCGAGGAGCGGCGGTTGTCCGCCGGCCGGAAGATGCCCGACATGGCCGAACCGCGAGAGCTAGCCAGCGCGCGGTTGAAGCTTTCGATCGCGTCCGGGCGCGCTGGGTCTGCTGTGCCAGCGAGGAGGTTGAACTCCTTGTCAGCATCGCACGCCCGCTCGCACCACCAGTCCAGCGTCTTGGCCGTCGCGTACCACTCGGCCACGCAATACATGCGGCCCTCGCCATCGACGCCCCAGACCGCAAGAACACCCGGTGCCGTGAATCCCCAGTCCTTCGACGCGAGGTACCACTTGATCCCGAGCGTCAAGAGCGAGCGATTGCCTTCGGCGTCCAGCGGCCACCAGTCCGAGCCGGGCGAGAGAACGTGCTTCGCGCGGTCGAAGTTCTCCCACACCGCGCCCTCGGCGGAACACCACTCTCCCTTGCGGAGCCTGCGGTGTCGGACTCCCGTGAGCTTGTCGAGCTGGTCGATGTACGCGCGGCCCTCTTCTCGGATCGTGTAGACCTTGCGCTTGCCTTCTCGGTGGAAGTCGAAGTAGGCGGGGTTGTCCTCGTGTCGCGAGGTAAGGCGCGTGATACGCCCGCTCTCACAAAGCCGGTTGAGGAAGTGCGTCTCGTTCTCCGGGTTGCAGTCGAGGATGATGAGCGTGTACGGCAAGTCGGGGCGGAAGTGCCGGACCATGCGGTAGAACCGCTCGTATTCGTCGAGCGTCAGTTCCGTCGCTTCCTGAACGTAGATGATCGTGTACTGCGCCGAGTAGTGGCGTGTGGGCTGGTCGAGTCCAGCGCACACGATCTCCGCGTCGGTGTTCGGATACTTGTAGGAGTGCCGCCCTTCTCGGGAGCGGCCAGAGACGATGACATCTCCATCGGGGAGGATGTCCGTCTCGAACGTGTGCATGAAGGATTCGGTGAGGCTCGCGCGCGTCTTGCGAATGGCGAGCATCCGGATCCCTTGGAACGTCGTCCCGTGACGATCGAGGATCGCGGCGATGCCCATCGATTTGCCGGTACCGGCAGGGCCTTCGATCAGCACCTCGAAGATGCGCTTCGGGCCATCGTAGTCGAGCAACATGCGGTCGAGCTTCGCGGGCGCACCGCGCAGCCTGATCGTTTTCGTCTCGACTGCCGCTTCCATCAGATGTCCGCGTCTTGGTTGTCTTCGTCCTCATGCACCAGGACGACGTGTGTCACTTGGAGGTTGCCCGTAACTTCGTGCGGGACGTGGCCCTCATGTCGCAGCGTCAGCTCTTTGAAGGCGGCAACGTCACGATCCTCCTTGATCTTCTTCACCATCGCATCGACCCACTCGTCAGCTTCGCCTTCTTTTTCGAGGCACTTGTCCACGGCGGCGCTGACCTTGCGGCCAGCCGGGTTGCCGCTAACGCCGGGCGGCCATCGGGTTCCCTGATTGATGAGGTTCATCTCCTCGGCTGTTTTTCCCCTCGGCATCAACGTGCTCAGGTTCACTACCAACCTGCTACTTCTTCCTCCGCATGAACTCGTGCGCGACCTTCTTGCTCGGGCACTTCTTCTTGGCCTTGCCAGGATTGGAATAGCACAGGGCCATGAAGCGTGCCTGTCGGCGTGTGGTGGCGGGCATTAGCTCGTCCTCCCGAGTGACTTGACCGTGACGAAGCGGATGACCTTGATGTCTCCGAAGTTGCCCGGATTGCCGTCGTAAGCGTCCGTGTGGACCGTGTGCTCCATAAGGTATGTGTGATTGCCCTTGACGGTCGTTCCGCCGCTCTCGATCTGTGCGAGCGTGCGGTAAAGGCGGAAGTTGCGGCCTCCGGTGCCTTGGCTGTTCGAATCCCATCCATCCGCCACGGCGGGCGGGTCGAGGATGATCGCGGGCGCGGTCGTCGGCGAGAGGCCCGTGACGGTATAGATGGCCGTGGACGGCTCGGCCATGTCATAGACCTTCAGGTCGATCGTGCTGACATCGGCTGGGAGGATGGCGGTTCCGTCCGGTCCTCCGATGAAGGCGAGCGTGTTTCCCCAGTCCGCGCCTGCGAACACCTCGTCGTGGGCCTCTTCCACAAAACTCGTCATGTGGCCGATCCTGTCACGCGCCTGGCGTGCGCGGCGCTCCCCTGGACGATGACGATTGGGGCCGCGCCATGGACGCGGTATGCGTGGGCTGTCGCACCTTGAACTTCGGGCTGACCTGTGAAGGCCTGGACAGTCGGCGGCGCGGGCGGCTCGCTCCAGACGATGACGCCGAACTGGGTGAGGCGCGTTTCCAGCGGTGGCGCGTCGTCCGAATACAGCACCTCGAGGCCGTCCTGGCTGACGAGCTGGGAGCGATCGGTCGACCCGCCGCTGTAGAGCGCCTCAATGCCGTCCTGGGAGACGCGCTGCGCGAGGTCCGGAGCGTCGCCGGAATACAGGCTTTCGATCCCGTCCTGGCTGACCTGCTGCTGCGGCATCTAGGTGAGCGTGTAGGTTGCAATTCCGCCCTCGATCGCGTTCACGCTGGTAGGGGTCCAGATGTTCGTGCTATTCGCCGGGGTGTCGTGCGGCGTGAGCTTGTATTGATAGGCGGCGTCGCCGAGCGCGATTGTCGGCGTGTCGGCGTAGTCAACCACTCCCGAGCGCCTGAAGGTTTGGAGTTGCGCGGAGCTCGAGAAGGCGGAGCGCCCGTGCGTGATGCGCTGGACGGCCCCGACGCTGGTTGCCTCAGGCGGGAGGTCCTCGTAGTTCATCGAGAACTTGTCTGCGGATCCCGGCGTCCCAGGCACGCTCGGCGTGGTCGTGTTGACGATGTAGGAGCCGTCTGAATCGCCCGAGGAGAACGATCCGGATGCGTCCGCGAGATTGGCCGGGAAGGAGCCGACGCCATCGTTCCAGTTTCCGCCCGCCAGCGTGTAGTTACCGGCGCTTGCCACGGGGCGCAGGTATGCGCGCTTGCGGTCGCCGATGAAGTCGGATGCGTTGGCGTAGAGCGAGCTACCGATCGTCGGGAGCGAAGTCCACGCGCCCGTGCCCGTCTTCAAGGCGGTCCATGCGTGGCGCTTACCGTTTACGACGCCCAGTCCGAGGAAGCGGGCAAGGTTGGTCGGCCCTACCCCGATGCTCGTGTCCGGGTGGACGGTGATCGTTCCTGCGGGCTGGCCCTGTGCGGGTGTGAAGTCGTCGGTTGTGAGGCCGGGCACGCGCGTTCCGTTCAGCCGGATCTCGAACGAGGAGAGCGTCGCGTGCAGGCGAATCGCCATCTCGACGGTGTAGTAGACGCCCGAGTTCATAATCCCGCCGACGGCTGCTAGGGATCCGCTGATGGTCGGGCCGGTGAAATTGCCCTTGAACAGGCAGAGGTATCCCCCGATCCAGGCCATGCCGATCGAGTTCGTGACCTGCGAGTCGTACTGGAGGAAGAACAGCATCCCGTCCGCGCCTGTCACGAGCTTCGATCCGACGTAGATGTATTCGCTCGGAGTCCGAAGCGCGCGGCCCGCGAAGGACGAGGAAAAGACGGGCTGCCCGGCGAACGGGGCGATGCTCTCCGTGAGGACCGATCCGCCGCCGCTGGAATACTTCTGGGTGATGAGCCCGCTCGGATAGTGGAGCGCGGTGTCCAGGAAGTCGAGCGTCATCGTCGCCATAACGTCACGCCAAGGTGGTCTGTTCTACTCCCCAGTCGGTGGTAGCAAGTTCCGCGACGGAGAACAAGGTCGAGCCGCCCGTGAAGGGCGAGAAGCGCAATGGGCGCGAGCCGTAGATGTAATTCGAAGTCTCGGTGATCTCGGAGCCCTTGGAGTCTGTAAGTCCTTGGGACAGGCAGACTTTGTAGCCAGCCGAGGCCCCGTAGGAGAGCCGGGCCATCGCGATCGGCTCAACGCCGCGAATCACGCTGGCCAACCGGCTGACCGTGGCGACCTTGTAGGAAACGCGGTCGGCGGGAACTCCCGTTGGGGATGTGCGGTCGAGGATGTAGGTCGTATCGCCATCCTCCTGCTGCTCGGAGACGGGCTGCGCCAAGCCCGCGCTGCCGTCCCACGCCTCCCAGTTCGCTCCCGCGTAGTCCCCAACCTGGGCGGCGGCGAGGTAGGACGCCCCGCCCGACGCGCTCCACAGATCATCAGCGCCGAACGCGCCCGAGCCGAACAGGACGTAGCCGTCCTTGATCGAGGCTCGGGGAGCGTTGATCTGAACCGAGTCGATCGTGCGGGCGGTGAGCGTGGTCGAGCCGGATGTCAAGCTCGTGCGGATGCCGTCGTTCACCAGCACCTTGAACGCGGAGCCCGCGCCGATCGTGCGCATGGCGAGCACGACGAAGGCGTAGACGTTCTCGCCGATCTGGGCGGTGGGGGTCGAGCCCTCGTAGAGCGTCCCGGATTCGGTCTCCAGAGAGAGCGAGCCGGTGTAGGCGGCGGGTGAGAGCGTCCCGGCGGCGACGCGGGTCAGACGCCCGACCTGGGTCGAGCCCGCGTAGAAGGCCAGGATTTCGTCGGCGGTGAGCCTAGGCCGAGCAACCTTCCATCGGACGCCAGCGACGACGGTAGAGCCGCCAGCGAAGTCTAGGCGGAAACCTGTCGGCCCAAGGAACTCGGATCCGTCCGGGCTGATCGAGCAGGTTCCGGCGCTCCAGAGGCCGAGCGCGCCGACGTTGGTTGACCCCCTTTGGTAGTGGGCAGGGGTCCAGATCGACGCAAGGGATAGCGCCACGCCCGAAGGCTACCACCGTGGGGAAGTAACGGCTTAGCGCAATCCCTTTTATTTTCTACTTGACGCAATGGCTTCGCGCGCGCTCAAGCCCGCGCAGCGCGGCCTTCTGGCGCTGAGTGGCGGTCATGCGGGACTCAGGGATGTAGACGCTCTTGTTGCTCATGGTCAGTCCTTCCGGGCTCCGATCGGCGGGCGGTCCTGTCCTGCCTCGCGTTGCGCCTTCTGCCTCGCGGTCTTTTTGTCCTGGCACGTCCGGCAGCGCCAGCGCGAAGTCTTGGAGAGCGGGCGCTTCCCGCAGATGGAGCAGAGCCCGCGTTCCTTCCGGGCCGCCTGCCAGCGCGTCGCGCGTTCGCTTCCCATGCACAGGATCCTATCGGCAGGCCGCGCCAAGTCAATCCCTTTTTCTCCTTTTCGGGCTTGACGCGCGCCCCTTCGTCCGATAGAACAAGGGTCAGCGGCGGCGAGTCCCGCCCCGCACAAAGGAGAGTGAGACAGATGGAACAGACGAAGAACGTGGCGCACACGCCGGGCTGCTGGCACATCGCGTTTAGCGATATGCGCTACGGACGGAAGGTCTACGCGATCGAGTCCGCCATCGACGGACGCGTCGCCGAAGTCGCCAGCACGAGGGCCAACGCCCGCCTGATCGCGGCGGCTCCGGACATGCTCGCGGCGCTACAAAGCTGCCTTGCAGCGCTCGAATACCACGACAGGGAAGCCGAGTATGACTGGCATTCCAGGGAGATCAAGCTCGCCCGCGCCGCTCTCGCCAAGGCCCAGGAAGGTGCGTCGTGAGCAAGTCCAAAGAGCCGTGCGCGGGATGCCGCGATGACTTCTACAACCACGGCGGAAACAGCACGTCCGGCGAGTGCTGGATGCTTAAGAAGGCCAAGCTGGTGCGGCGTTGGAAACTTGGATGGTGGACGACGCCGACCACGCCGCGCGCGTTCCAAGAGGTCAAGACCTACGACTGCCATAACGAGCCGGGGCGGTACGCCTTCCAGAAAGAGCTTCCGTCGTTCGCGGTTGATCCGATCAGGATCCAGAGCAAGTCCAGCAAGGCGGTGATCCCATGAGCCAATCCCAAGACGCCGCCCGTTCCCACGCCCAGTCCGTCCACGGAGAGGCGAAGGCGGAAGCGGTGGAGGAATCATGCGAGTCCTGGATGGCGCGCACGAAGGACGCCTGCGCCGCGACGGGCATCTCCACCTTCATGGAGACGGCGCTGCAACGTGCGGAGCGCAACGCATTCCGCGCGGGCTGGCACGCGCGCCGCTTCGAGGTCGAGTCCAGTTGGCGGCGCGCTGCGCTTCTCGAAGGCGCGTTGCGGCAACTGCTCGGCAATCGCGCTCCCGGCACGCTCTCGTGCGAACAGGCCGTCGCAAGGGCGCGCAGTGTGTTGAGCGAGTCCCCCTGATCCCCTGCGCGGGCGGAGAGAGCAAGGAAGAACACGCGGCGCGAGGCCCGCAGCATTGGGCACGGGCAGGTTCGCCGCGTTCACAAGAGGAGAAGCAAGTCATGGCTACGAAGCTGAAAGGCCGGTCCCCCGAGGAAGTCACGCCGGGACGCATCAAGGGCGTCCTGTTCGGGCCTCCCGGCTCCGGCAAGACGTGGGCGGCGCTCGCGTTCCCCACGCCGTTCTACATCGACACAGAGGGCGGAGCCGATCTCGCCCACTACCAGAAGCGCCTGAAGGATTCGGGCGGCGCGTACTTCGGCCCGAGCGATGGCTCGATGGACTTCGACGAGATCATCGCGCAAGTCGATGCGCTCGCCACCGAGAAGCATCCCTACCGCACGCTCGTGATCGACTCGCTGTCCCGTCCCTTCTGGGGGCTGGCGGCGCGCGAGCAGGAACGGCTCGGGGAGAAGGACGCATTCGGTGCGTACAAGAAGCTCCCGCTCCAGAAGGCGCGACGCCTGATCTCGCACCTGGACCGTCTCGACATGAACGTGTGGCTCATCTGCCACGAGGTCGCGGTGTGGGAAGGCTCGGGCGGAGAGCGCCGCGAGGTCGGCAAGGGGCCGGATGTCGGCTGGGACAAAGTGGTGTACGAGCTGCACCTCGTTCTCCAGGCCAAGCAGATCGGCAAGGACATCCGCGAGGCCGTGGTGTGGAAGTCGAGACTCACAGGCTTCCCGACCGGCGATCGGTTCTACCTGCACGACAAGGGCAAGGACGTGGCGTATGCGAACTTCACGGAACGCTACGCGCGCGACTTCATCGAGGCCGAGGCCAAGCCCATCGTGCTCGCTTCCGCCGAGGAGGTCGCGGAGATCCGGCGCTTGCTGGAGATCGTGAAGGTGCCCGAGGAAGAACAGGCAAAGTGGCTGACCAAGGCTAACGTCGAGTCCTTCGAGGAGATGACCGGCGCGCAAGCGTTGGCGGTGATCGCGTTCCTGGACAAGAAGATGGCGAAGCCCGCGCTCGCCGGAAAGGGAGCGTAACCATGGCACGCATGGACTGGAGCCCCACGGGCAACTCCGACAACGAGCCGGGCGACTACCTCGCCACGGTCAAGACGGCAGAGGAGAAGGTCTCCCGCAAGGGCGACGCGA